AATGAGAGGGTTATACTTTGATGGTGTTGTGCTGGATGAGTATGGAGATATGTCGCCTCGCCTATTCACTGAGGTAGTTAGACCAGCATTATCGGATCGTAAAGGATGGGCTCTATTCATAGGATCTGCGAAGGGTGGAACGATCTTCCATGAGCTGTATGAGTTAGTCAAAGATGATCCTGATTGGTATGTTCAAGTATATAAAGCTTCAGAGACCGGGATAATCGACTCTGACGAACTCTCTTCAGCACGCAAGCTAATGGATGAGGATGAGTACAACCAGGAATATGAATGTTCATGGACTGCCAGCATTAAAGGCGCTTACTACTCCAAACAGTTAATAGAGGCCGAGGCAGAGAACAGGATCACTTCAGTACCCTACGAGAAACACCTAAAAGTCCACACGTTTTGGGATTTGGGTGTTAGTGATGCAACCTCAATATGGTTTGTGCAGGCGCATGGTAAAGAAATCAGATTCATCGACTACTACGAAGCGGAAGGGGAAGGATTGCCGCACTACGCAAAGATCCTGCAAGACAAAGGTTATATATATGACCGCCATTGGGCCCCGCACGATATCAAAGTCAGGGAATTGGGAAGCGGACGTAGTAGAATTGAAACCGCGCGATCTTTAGGGATTAACTTTGACATTGCTCCCAATGATTCTATTCACAATGGGATTAACGCTGCTAGAGTCATATTTAATAGATGTTGGTTCGATGAGAAGAGATGTAAAGAAGGTATTCAGGCGCTAAGAAACTATAAGAAGGACTACAATGAAAGGCGCAGAGAATTCTCTAGAAACCCATTGCATGATTGGTCCTCACACGCAGCGGATGCATTCAGGTATTTTGCTGTTAGTTGGACAGATAAGAAGGACCGTAAACCAGTGCAAGCCAAGGTGAATATCGCATGAACATGGAGCAAATGCAGGACTTGAAACGAATGAAAGCCGATATCGAGGCGTTAAAGCAGCGAGTCAAAGAAATTGAAAACCGACCAAAACCAGGGCGGAAACCAAAGAGATCAGAGAATGCTATCAGACAGTCAAATAGCTAGTATTGTAGCGGCGGAAGAGTCACAGGCGATTGGGTACTTGGGAGAAGGCTCCGAGATCCAGCAGAATCGCGCTACACTCCTAGATTACTACAATCAAAGACCCTACGGCGACGAGATTGACGGACAAAGCCAAGTAGTAACAAGTGATGTTAGTGACGTTATAGAAGGAATGTTGCCTCAATTGTTACGGATGTTCACGCAAGGCCGGACAATAGGCTCATTCTCTTCTACTGATCCGCGCTACGACCAAGAAGCACAACAAAAAGAAGAGTATTCGAATTGGGTATTTATGCAGCAGCACGACCCTGTATTGATCCTACACAATATGTTCAAAGATGCCCTTCTACAATATACCGGAGCTGTAAAGGTTGTTTGGGATGAGTCGGAAGAGTCTGACGAGGAACGTTATAAAGGGTTATCACAGGACGAACTAACCAAACTCGAACTAGATGCCAATTTTGAAATTAAAGAGATCCTTCAGGACGAAGAAACTGGATTGATGGACGTGGTTGGAGAAAGAGTTAACAAGAGCGGCAAGGTTTGTATAGAGAATATCCCGCCGGACGAACTACTTATAGCGAGAAGGTCTAGAGGATTCGATAAACCACCATTCATAGGACAATATACCCCTAAAACGCGCTCAGAGCTTCTAGAAATGGGTTTTGATCGTAATGTGGTAATGAGTCTAGGGCAAGATAATCAAGACGACAGTGAGGTTAAGCTTTCCAGAGAGTTTAACTTAGAGGGTGGAGTAGATAGCAATCCTACGGGCGACAAATCCAAAGACCTAATCTACCTTGGTGAATACTATTTATACATAGATGCGGATGAAGATGGTATATCCGAGTATTGGCAAGTTTTCTTCGCTGAAGGCAGAGTGTTAGAAAAGACTAGAATAGACGATCATCCATTTTGTGTTTGCGTACCTGTACCGATGCCTCATAGAGCAATAGGGACGTGCCCAGCTGACCAAGTAGCTGACCTTCAATTTCTGAAATCAACACTTGTTCGACAGCTTCTCAACAACATATACGCTACTAACTACAATCGAATGATAGTTAATGAGCGTGTAGACTTGGACGACCTATTGACGCCTAGAGCTGGAGGCGTGATTAGAGTTGATGGTTCTGGTCCGGTAGGTGATAGTGTTACTCCACTAGTCTCGCAACCGCAAACTCAAGGCATATTACAAGCTATTGAATATACCGATTCAATGCGAGAGATTAGAACGGGGATAACTCGCTACAATCAAGGGTTAGACACTGAGAGCCTTAACAAGACCGCTACAGGGTTCCAAGGCATACGTGACATGTCTCAGATGAGAATCGAGCTTATAGCGCGTGTCTTTGCTGATACGGGCGTTAAAAAGATATTTGAGCGGATTGTAGAGCTAGCCAGTAAATACCAAAACGAACAAATGCAGCTGAGGGTTCACGGTCAGACGTTAGAGATCGACCCTTCAGCATGGCACTATAAAACGCAATGCAATATAGATATTGGATTGGGTAGTGGAGACAGGCAGGAGAAAGTAGCTAATCTGTCATATTTCTATCAACAGCAGAAAGAATTATTACAGTTGGGAAGCCCTCTAGTTGACTCTAAGAAGCTCTACAACACTCTAGAAAAGGTTGCGGTTGAGGTTGGGTTGAAAGGTGCAGAGCTGTACTTCAACGATCCAGAGGTTCCTCAAGAGCTTCTATTGGCCGAGAATGAGCAATTGAAACTAATGGTTCAACAGATGCAGGCTCAAATGAACAACCCACTAGCCGAAGCTGAAGCAGTCAAAGCGCAGGCAGCTTTACAACTGAAGCAGATGGATGCTCAGATTAAAGTTTTACAAGAGCAAGTCAAGGCTCAAGGCAAGACCGCTGAACTACAGCAGAAAGAGCGGTTCCATGATGATGAGATGGCTTTGGAATTAACTAAGATAGAATCGCAGAATAGTGTTAACGTACCAGGTAGCCTAATATGAAACCGGAAGAGAAGAAGAAACGAAAAGGCGAAGATGCCAAGCGACTATTAAACGATCCAGTATTGAAAGAGGCGTTGTCTACTCTCAGAAACACATGCTTTAATAATATTGAATCCTCTTCACACGATCAACAAGGTCAGCGTGAGGATTTGTATTATATGCTGAGATGTATTTCAGCATTCGAGCGGCAGTTAAAGCAGTACATACAGGAAGGCACAGTAAGCGTGTACAATTCAAACGTTAACAGATTGATAAGGTAGATTTTATGAGCATAGCCAACCCACAGGGAGCTAGCATTAATGAAGCAGTAAATAAGTTAAAAGGCATTCTGGCGGAGCCCTCCGAGCCAACCATTAAACAGAATGCACAGCCTGAAGCCAAACAGGAGCCGATCAACCAAGCGAGCGAGCCGGAAACGCAGTCTAAGACTAGCGACACAGAAGCCCCTAGCCGACGGCGAAAAGCGAAATTAGGCGACCGTGAGATAGAGTTTGAAGTGTTGACTGATGATGTTGATCTGGATTTAATTCCAAAGGGATTAATGATGGAGAGCGACTATCGTCAGAAAACTATGTCTCTAGCTGATGAGCGGAAAGCTTTTGAAGCTAACAAGTCTGAATTTGATGCTAAGTTAGCAGAACTCCAAGACCTGGTTTTGATGGAGGCTGACAATTTAGAATCTGAAGAGATGAAACAGCTTAAGGAGTACGACCCTGATCAGTATTGGAAACAGTTTGATCAACTAAAAGGCAAGGCAGAGCGTTTGAAGGAGTACAAAGCTAAACGTGATGCAGAGCTATTAGAGCAGCAGCAAAAACTATTTGAAGCTGAGACGGCTAAATATACTCAACTAATACCTGAATGGTTAGATGAGAGTGTGAAGCAGTCTGATGCTAAGATGATTATAGACTCACTATCTAAGATTGGATTCAGTCAAGACGAGATAGGCGGTTTATATGATTCAAGAATGATAGCGATTGCTAGAAAGGCGGCTCTATATGATCAAATTCAAAAACAGAATATTGAGGCTAAACGAGTTAAACCGATCCCGAAGTCTTCAAAACCATCGGCAACGACTGAAGCAGCGGAGAAAACGCAAAGTCAGAAATCAATGGATAGACTCAGGCAAACCGGAAAGCTAGGTGACGCACAAGCAGCTATTAGAAATTTAATTCTCGGAGGATAGACAATGACAGTCCCAACTAATACAGTTACAGAATTTGACCTTGGAACGGGTGGAGCAGATTCCACACGTGAAGATTTAAGCGATATTATCTACAATATTGCACCCACAGAAACGCCTTTTATGACCTCTATTCCACGAGTTGGAGCCTCTCAGGTTTATCATGAATGGCAAACCGATACGCTAGACGATATCGGAACCAACAGAGCCATTGAAGGCGATGATCCAACAGCTAAAACCTACAGCGCTTCTACGCGTGTGGGTAATTACTGCCAGATCTCACAAAAGACCGTTATCGTTTCGGGTACTGCAATCAAATCAAACCATGCAGGTTTCGCTAGTGCGTTATCTTACCAAGTCGCTAAACGTGGTAAAGAGCTTAAGCGAGATATGGAGAGAGCGTTAGTATCTAACCAAGCCTCTAGTGCTGGTGGTTCTGGTACTGCTAGATCATTGGCCTCGGTAGAGTCATGGCTATCTACCAATAAAACCTCGGAGGGTACTGGAACGGCTCAAACCACTCCAGGCTTTTCAAGTGGTACGGTAGCAGCTCCCACTGATTCCACCGTAGCGGGTACGTTTGAGAAGGTTCCACTAGATGCCATTATCCAAGAGATATACGTAGAGGGTGGTGAGCCTACTGTAATTATGGTAGATCCGTTTAACCGTACTAAAATCTCAGGTTTTAGCGGTATCTCAACACTACAAACTGATGCCAATATGAATTCTGATGTTTCATTGATTGGAGCGGTTGACTTCTACAAGTCAAACTTTGGCATCTTAAAAGTTGTACCTAATAGGTTTATGCGGTCAGCCAAGTGGAGTGATTCTGTTTCTACTGCGCTAATCCTTGACCTTGACTATTGGGCAGTTGCTTACCTGCGACCGTTCGAGCTTAATCCTCTGGCTAAGACTGGCGATAGTGAAAAACGTCAAATGCTGGCCGAATTTACGCTTGAGTCTCGTAACGAGGCGGCATCGGGTAAAGTGACTGACTTAACTGTTAGCTAGATGATGAGGGATGTGTGATGAGTAGGAAGCTTTTAGATTATGATCCATTAACAAGAACGGCTGAATGGCATTTTTACGATGAAATGTCTAAGAAAACGTACATTAAAACCGTACAGGATATAGAGCCAATCTTGGAGGCTAACAAGCGTAAGCAGAACTCTCTGAACACATCCCGATTCACAAAGAAAGATGATACTTATCACTTTGCTTCTGTTCCAAATTCTGTCTTATTGGAATGGAAGCAGAAATACAATATAGATTGGAATAGGAAGGAAGATCTACCCAAGATCGAAAAGCTGTTAATGTCGAGCGAATATAAATATTTAAGGACTGTTGATAGGATATGATTGAGGAACTAAAGCGAGCTAAAGGAATAGTTGATTCTGAGCCTGATGAGGCCATGAGAATATGCTGCGAGGTGATGAATAAGGAGCTTGATTCTGATGTAGGCCAGATGGCGTTATTTATGGCTGGTTACATTATGATGAACGCAGGAAGGACTGGCATTGCGTATCATATGTTTATGAGATGCGCTCAGTTAAAGCCTGACGAGCCTGAAATATACTCGAACATGGGTATGTGTTTGGAAGAGGACAAGCCAGAAGAGGCAGTAAAGCTTTTTAAGAAGGCCATGAAACTGAAGCCTGGTAACGTTGCAGCAATGGCTAATCTAGCTTTGATGAATCTTCAAATGGGAAGACCTGACGAATGTATAAACCTATGTAATCGAGTACTCAAAACTAACCCAGACTCTAGAGCAGCTCACCACAACAAAGGCTTAGCAAAGCTGATGAAACGAGACTTTACCGGATGGGATGAGTATTTCAAAACGCTAGGAGTCAAGCATAGAGAGGCCAGAGATTATGGCTTGCCAGACTGGAACGGCGAGGAAGGTACGGTGTTAGTTTATGGTGAACAGGGTGTGGGTGATGAGATTATGTTTGCCTCATGCTTTGAAGATCTGCAAAAGACCAATAAGGTAATATTCGATTGCGACAAAAGATTAGAATCAATATTCAAACGTAACTTTGATTTTGAGATTCATGGTAAACGGTTCAGCGACAAGCCTATTGAGGTTTCAGAAACTCCAGACTACCAATGTGCTATAGGTCAATTACCATATTTCTTTAGACGGAATGAATCAGATTTTCCTGGTAAACCATATCTGAAGCCAGATCCAGAACGAGCCGTCCAATGGGAATCTATACTCAAAGATGGGCCTAGAATCGGCATAGCATGGAATGGCGGCACTAAGGGAACGAGGCAGCAATTCAGATCTACAGATTTAGAGCAGTTTAAACCTATCATAGATATGGATGCTCAGATCGTTAATCTCGAATATAAACCTGTAGATGACGAACAAATGAAGGAATACGGTATCACGAATTGGCCTAGAGCTGTTTTAAAAGGCTGTGACCTTGAGGATACTCTAGCATTAATCAGTAGATTGGATTGTGTTGTCACTGTTTGTACTACTGTTGTCTATTTAGCGGGTGCTCTCGGTATACCCTGTTATGTTATAGTTCCTGACTATTGCGGTTATAGATATCATAGCTTTGGTTCGTCTTTTCCATGGTATAATAGTGTGAAGCTGTATAGAGGTGGTTTTAACAAATCAATCAGGGAGATTAAAACGGATGTTGAAAATATTCATAGGATACGACCCACGCGAGACCGTAGCCTACCATGTACTCTGTCACTCAATACTAAGACAGGCTAGCGGTCCAGTTAGTTTTACCCCAATAAATAAGCGGAACATTCCAGAATTTACTAGAGGAATGGAAGATGGATCTACAGAGTTTAGCTTTTCGCGGTTCCTAACTCCCTACCTAACAGGGTTCAGCGGCCAAGCCTTATTTATGGATTGTGATATGCTAGTGAGATGCGATATCTACGAACTACTAGCATACGGTACAATCAGTAATGCCGTGAGTGTAGTACAGCATGATTACACGCCAAAACCTGACAAAAAGTTCCTAGGAAATACCCAGCACATATACCCAAAAAAGAATTGGTCTAGCCTGATGTTGTTTAATTGCAGCCATGTAGACTGTTTTAATCTACATGCATACAAGATTAACCACTGCACAGGAAAGTATTTACACCAATTTGAATGGGCGCAGGATGGAGTTGGAGCTATACCCTTGGATTACAATCATTTAGTAGGAGAATATGACCCAAATCCAGACGCTAAGATAGCCCATTTCACGCTAGGCACACCATGTTTTAAGGGGTACGAGAGCCAAGAGTTTGCTGACGAATGGTTCGCTGAAAGGGAGATTATGCTACATGCGGACTAGGCCAACCATTAACTTTTTTGGGCCTAATGAAGAGATAGCATCGGGAAGATACCGCAACATAATGCCGTTTAACTGGCTAAAGGCTAACGGTTGGGAAGTTGGGAAGGATGTGTTAGTGACCATGAAACATCATTGGCCATTCAACCCTATTAAGCCATACTCTAAATATATATTTGATGTGTGCGACGATCATTTTGATACAATGTTTCGAGAGCATTATCTAAAACACTGTAACGAATCCAACCTTGTCACTTGCAATTCTGAAGAAATGGCTAGAATCATCAAGGGCCAGACCGGAAGAGATGCTCAAATAATACCTGATCCTATCGAATACGAAACACAGCCAGCACACTATAAAGATAGATTCCTATCATTTGGTAATGAGTTGAATATTTCATTGTTGCGTAATGTGCCAAACCTATTAAATGCATTAAACGGTAGAGTGTTAGATATTATTTCTAAGCCTGTAGACCCTTTAATCATTCCGTGGAACCGTGAAGCCATGATAGAAGGGTTTAAACGTGCTGGAGCTGTTATTATTCCCGTAGGTAACAAGATAGCGAAGAGTGCCAATCGGTTACTGGAATCTATTAACGCGGGATGTTTTGTAATAGCTAACAGTATGCCAGCATATGACGAATTCAAGGACTTTGCGTGGATTGGTGACATTGCTCACGGTATAGACTGGTATTTAAACAACAAGGAAGAGGCTCTAATTAAGATAGAAGAAGGTCAAAGGTATATACTCGACCGCTACACTATCAACCAGATCGGGCCGATGTGGGAGAAAGCGATTGGGTCATGTTAACCAAAAGATCTTTTTAGAGCGGATGGGAGGCCAGCTGAAAGGTCCAGTTTTAGAGGTTGGCAGCAAAGACTACGGAAACACGCAGGACTTTAGATCTTTAGTGAGCGGCGAATACGTTGGCTTAGATTTGGAGCCAGGAAAAGGCGTTGACGTAGTACATGATCTATCTGACGGAATAGGACCACTCAAAAAAGGCCATTTTAATCTTATTATATGCTGTTCAATATTAGAGCATGTAACAAACCCATGGATAGTGGCTGAAACATTAATGGATCTACTGAGCGATAACGGAAAGATCTACATTTCTACTCCGTGGATTCAACGTTATCATAAATATCCAGACGATTATTGGCGGTTCACTCTTCCAGCGCTTAAACTGTTATTTAATAGATTAGAGTTAACCAAGCCATATCTAAGCACCTTCACGGCTGGCGAATTCATGGATCTTGAAACATATCCAGACTGCGACAACTCACTTGCAATAATGCACGATGGCAGAAAGTACCTACCTTGCTACGAATTACACACTATTGGGCTGAATAATGGCAATAAACACATACGCGAATCTTAAAACAGCAATTGAAGCTTGGTCACATAGAACAGATATTTCTAATGTGATAGATAACTTCATAGAGCTAGCAGAGAACGAGATAGACAAGCGATTAATGCTCAGAAATAACGAGCTGAGAGCCATTGCAACTATGTCCACGTCAGAGCGATTCTTAGCGCTTCCTGACCGTTTTTTGAAGATGCGTAGGCTTACATTAGTAAACGGTGCATTGAACTATGAAATAGCCTACAAAAGCCCTGAGTCGATGCCTGTACAAGATAGCGCAGGCAGGCCGAAGTATTTCACTGTAACCTCACAACTGGAGTTTGAGCGAACAGCAGATTCTGCTTATACATTAGAGATGAGCTACTTTTCGCGGATCGTACCTCTAACCTCTTCCAACACATCAAACGACACGCTTACAGATTACCCTGATTTGTACCTGTGGGGGTGCCTAGTTCAGTTGGCATTGTGGGAGCAAGATTTTGACAAAGCGAATATTTACCAGGGCAAATTCGACAGATCCATTGAAGAGGCTAACAAGCAGGAAAGAAAAGGCCGGTATGGTACAGCACCACGCATGATGAAAGAAGGATCGACGCCATAATGTATAAAACTATTCCAGTACAAGTTGTAGGCGGCTCTAATCCTTCAAGGTCCAAGGCGGTATCGCAGGAACGGACCCTTAATCTTTATCCTGAATCTGTACCCTCTGGCTCACATCCTTCTACCCTCTACCCGTGGCCAGGCTCAACTCAATTTAGTGATGGCACAGGATCAGGCGCGTCTAGAGGTATCTACACACACGAACGAACGGGAGTAGTTTACAAGGTTGCAGACACGACTCTCTATTCTATGGACTCCAACGGCGTAGAAACATCAATAGGAACGATAGCAGGATCAGGTTTAGTAATATTTGAGTCTCTTTATGACAATATAGTCAATATAGGAACGAAGCTTTTAATCACTTCTAACACTAAAGGCTATGTTTATGATGTTGATTCAGGTACTCTAACAGAGGTAACTGATACCTCCTACGTTGCAGGCGGTTCTGTAGTAGCTATCAATTCATTCGCAATATGGCAGCTAGACAAAAACCGTTATGCGGTGGGTGATGTTGGTGATCCTGCATCTATTCAGGCTGAAAATATAAGCACAACTATAACGTATGGCGACGATTTAGTAAGAATATTCAAATTCAAAGAAACAATATACATGATGGGATCGGTGGGAATTGAGCCATATTATCTAGGTTCATCGGGTACTAATCCTTTAGTTTCAATTCAAAATAGTTCAATGCCTGTGGGGTTAATAGATCGTGGTTGTGTAGATTCAAACGACTACGCAATGTACTGGGTTGGTAATGATAAAGTCCTATACAGAGCTACAGCATACCAGCAACAGAGTGTTACTACTCCATCAATAGCAGGCGCATTCTTTGACCTAGACTTTACCGGAGCTAGAGTAAAATGCATCAAGTTTGATGGTCAAAACTTTGTAATGGTCCTGACTAACTCGAAAAGCTGGGTTTACTGTGAGACAACTAACGTGTGGATTGAGCTAGCCTATACCGCCAGCGAAGCCCCCTATCTAGCATATGATTACACCTACGCTTATGGAACCCACTACATACAATCTAGGCTTGATTCTAGAGTATTAAAACTAGAACCTAACGTCTATACTGATAACAACCAAACGACGATTAGAGAGCGTATTACATCGCCTATAAACGGCGGTCAGTTGGGGATAGAAGGCGGTAGGTTTATGGTAAAACGTGCTGAGATAGTTTGTGAGAGTGGTATAGGTAATTTGAGTGAAGTTAACCCATTAATTATGATCAGCAATTCCATAGACTTCGGCCAATCGTTTTCTAATGAGTCTTGGATTCGAGCGGGAAGAGATGACGAGAACAATTTGAGGGTTAAATACGACTTCATAAGGTCATGCAGGCAAATACAATTCAAAATAAGAACCTCAGATCCTAACTTCTTCAGCTTCCAGTCCTTCGCTATTGATGTTCAGAGAGGTGGCCAGTTTTGACGCAGGTAGATCCGTTTGTTTATCCAATACCGAAAAGATTCCAAGACGATCCTGAAGTAAGAGCATATTTTGAGTATTTTAGTAGATGGGCGCATGATATGTGGCTTAGGACTGGCGGATCATCCGATAATATAAGTGATGGCGATACAGCAGAGCTATTCCCTTGGCAGTTATCAAATCCAGACGAGGATTGCAGGAATATACAGTTCAATGCTACATCAAAATATGAAAGGCCATTCTTTAGCGTATCAGCAAACCATACTTGTTACGGGCCAGAAGATATAGAGGCAACATCAAATATCACTATCACACTCAACCAAGAGCCTGAAGATAACGAGATTATCACAGTAAAACGGAACACAACAGCTGGAAACGTTATTGTAGATGGCAGTGCTATCAATATAGATGGCGCAACCACATATACAATGGCATTAAACTATGAGTCTGTACACTTCAGATACTCAGCAACAAGCGGGATTTATCTAATAGTATGAGCTGGACACCCTCTACGCCAGTTGTATCTACAAACAACTCCACATCTACGCCCCTATCTGGTTCGGCCACATATACCGGAACATGGGAGAGAGCCACGAGATCAATGGCGCTAGTGCAGAGCTATGCAGATCAGACTGGCACTATATATTTTGACTTTTCAACGGATGGAACCAACGCGGATTCTACCTTTCCAGTTGGCGGCGTAACAACTACAGCAAGCGTGCCAACGGTTCAGCCTGCGGCGGTTGGAGGTAGATATTTTAGAGTTAGATATGTTAACGGATCTTCAGCGCAGACAGTATTTAGGCTTGAAACCTCATTCTCAGAGATAACTAACTTCTACTCACCTCTTAATCAGCCTTATAATCTTCAGTCTCCAGCGATACTTACCCGCAACTCTTGGTCATGGCTAGACGTTGCTAGGTCACTAAACTCCGGTATTCAGTCTATAAAGAAATTTGGCCGCAATCCAGCGGTTGGCACTTCTTTAGCTCCCATATCGTTGGGCGGACTGTATAACACACCACAATCCGGGTCAGCGACAACGCTTAGAATAAAGGCTGGCGGCGATGCTAACGACACGGCGGCTGGTACTGGAGCTAGAGAGATCACTTTATTAGGTCTAGATGAAAACTTTGCTTTAGCTACAGAAACGTTAGCAACGGCTGGAGCTTCAGCATCATCCGCAACAACCACGACATTCACACGGGTGTATAGATTATACGTGAGCGAGTCGGGTACATACGCAACGGCAGCGAATGGGTCACATGCTGGCGACATAGTCATAGAAAATGGGTCTGGCGGTACTGATTGGGCGACTATAGATTCAACTAGCTTTCCAATAGGTCAAAGTGAAATCGGCGCTTATACAATACCAGCGGGAAAAACTGGATATGTAAAGTTGCGTGACGTTTCAATAGATTCCGGTAAAACTATAGATCTAATATTCTTTAGTCGTGCTGGAGCAGATGAGACCGCCGCCCCATATTCGGCTATGAGAGCACAGAGCGTAGTAACGGGTGTTAGCGGTGGATCAATAGAGACGTTTGGTAGTGTTGACGTTCCTTTCGGGCCTTATATTGGGCCTTGTGATGTTGGTTTTATGGCTAAAGTTGCATCGGGAACTGCAACGGTTGGCGTCGAATTTGAGATTTTTTTGGTGGATG